GTGATTGGTGCTTATGTGTTGGACCTGATAACTGGGATAGAATTGATACCTTATCTGGCCCTGGTAGTGTTTCTAGCTTAAATGATCTATCTGATGTGACAGTATCAAGTCCACAAACAGGTGAGTTATTAATACTTCAAGCAAGCGGTCAATTTGCAAATGTTTCAGTAATAAGTGGAGGAACTTACTAAATTAATGTATCCTTTAATTAAGTCAAGGTAAACTATGGCAATTCAAATTAAATTAAAGAATAGTGTTGTACAGGATAGTACTCCAAGTACATCTGATTTACCTGCTGTCGGTGAAATAGCACTTAATGCAAATATAAATAGTATCGGTGGCTTCATGAGAGCCAGCGATAATAGTATTGTTAAAATATTTGGACCCGGAAGTTTATCAACACCTACTGCTACAACAACAGTTTCGGGTATATCTGAACTTGCAACTAATAGTGAAACAACAACTGGAACAGCTACAAATAGAGTTGTAACACCTGCTGGATTGAATGCGGTAACAGTAGCAGAACGTTCCACATCAAATAGTACTTATCTTGCTTTAGCTGGCGGTACTTTGACAGGAGTGTTAGCTGCAACTGCTGGTAGTAATTCAGCACCTTCTATACATTTTGGAGATAGCGATAGCGGAATATTTGGGGGTACAAATACTGTTAGTCTGGCTGCTGGAGGAACTACAAGATTAACTGCTGATACAGGTGTCAGTGTTGTTGGCACGTTAGCTGTTACTGGAGCTATAACTTCTACAAGTGATTTAACGATACCAGATAAAATAATACATTCTGGCGATACCAATACTGCGATAAGATTCCCTGCTGCTGATACTGTTTCTGTTGAAACTGGTGGCAATGAGGCTTTTCGTATTAATTCCACTGGTCAATTACTTCATGGACATAGTGCCTCTATTGGAAATGGTAGAGATATTGAAACATCATCAACAAGTGGTTATGGTGGCATTGCAATAAATAGATTTTCTGCTGATACTGGATCTGGAGCTTTAGATTTTGTAAAGAGTAGAAATACAAGTCTTGGAGGAAATACAATTGTCCAATCTGGCGATAATTTAGGTGCTATTACTTGGAGAGGTGCGGACGGAACAGATTTTGCAACACCAGCAGCACAAATTATAGGTGCAGTAGATGGCACACCGGGTTCTAATGATATGCCGGGTCGTTTGGTATTTAGCACAACGGCTGATGGTGCTGCTTCACTTACAGAAAGATTAACAATAACTAGCGATGGTAAAATTAATTTTGGATCGGTAGCAAGAGTTGAAGCAGATGGTGTATTTAAAGCTGCTAATGGAGATGCGTCAACACCTGCATACAACTTCCTTAATGATAATGACAACGGAATGTTTAGGGCTACTACTAATACGATTGGTTTTAGTACTGCTGGTGCAGAACGTATGCGTATCACCTCTGCTGGCCTAGTTGGTATCGGTACAACAAGTCCAGCTAGACAATTGCATTTAAACGGGTCAGATAGTAATACAGTTCAACTTCATATAACAAATTCCACAACTGGTACAAGTGGAAGTGATGGTATATCTTTTGCTTTAGGAAGTGATGAAAGTTTAATTATTAATCAAAGAGAGAGTAATCATATTGCTTTAAAAACTGCTGATACAGAACGTATGCGTATTACCTCTGCTGGAAACGTAGGTATAGGCACAACATCTCCAAGTACAAAACTAGAAGTTAATGGAACAGTAACGGCAACAACTTTTGCTGGAAATATAGATGCCGTAGATGGTGATTTTGATGGAACCCTTGAAGCTGATGCAATAACAGTTGGGGGTGTTGCGTTAAATACAGTAATTGCTGGTGTAACTGTTACTAATGCCACAAATGCAGCAAATATAACTGCTGCTGACGAATCATCAGATACTACTTGTTTTCCAGTATTTGTAACTGCTGCAACTGGTAATTTAGCACCAAAGACAGGTAGTAATTTATCTTTTAATTCTTCATCAGGTGTTTTAACAGCAACATCGTTTGCAGGGGATGGTTCAAATCTTACAGGTGTAGGAGGAGATGTAGTAGATGACACTTCACCGCAGCTAGGAGGCAACCTTGACGTTAATGCAAAAAATATCGTATTTGGAGATAGTAGCGGCTCTTCAGATGACAGGTTAACTTTTGGTGCTGGAACAGATCTTTCCATATATCATAATGCAAGTGATAGCTTTATAAATAATACAACTGGTACATTAACTATTGCTTCTGACGATATTCGTTTAAGAGGAGATGGAGCAGATGAACATATGGCTAGGTTTTTTAAAAATGGGGCTGTAGAGTTATATCACGACAATAGTAAAAAGCTACAGACGGAATCGTTTGGAGTGGATATTGATGGAACTTTAAGAGCAGATACTTTAAAACTTGCAGCAGATAATCATAAACTAGAAATTGGTGGTGCGACTAATGGAGATCTAGTTTTATATCATGATGGGTCAGAATCTTATATTGTAAATTCAAACTCAGGTTCAGACCTTATTTTACAATCTGCTAATGGTGTTGACTTAAAACATGGTAGTGAAACCATGATTAGGTGTAATGGTGATGCAGAGGTAGAACTGTACCACAATAATAATCTTAGATTCGAGACAACTGGCAATGGCGTGGATATAGCAGGTGATCAAGATATATCTATGGATTCTTCTGGAAATGGTCAATTAAGACTTCTCGGCAATGGGTATTCTGGTGCGATTGCTTTAAATGCAACTGGTATGCACATCTATAATAATTCAGCATCTAGAGCATTAATATTTGGTGTCAATGAAACAGAAGTTGCTCGGTTTGATACAAACGGTCACTTTATACCAAGTGCTAACAATACTCGTGATTTAGGTACATCATCTACACGCTGGAGAAATTTATACACAAATGACCTTAATTTATCTAACGAAGGTGGTGCTAATGATGTTGACGGAACTTGGGGAAGTTATACTATACAAGAAGGAGCAGAGGATCTTTTCTTAGTGAACAAACGATCTGGTAAAAAATATAAGTTTAACCTGACGGAGGTGGCATAATGGGTGTTTTCTTTAGTGATGAAGCACAGACAAGAGCAGCACACCTTGTTAACTTTACCAGTTTAAGTTATACAACAAGACGGCAGATGTCTAATAATGGTACGACTGAAATGATGTTTGCAGATTTTGGTAATTATAATAAAAAAGAAAGTGGTAGTGTTCTTGCTTTTACAGGATTTCTTGCTGGAAGAAATGATGTGAGTGAATTTAGTAATGTAGATGTAAAAATAGGAGCGTCATTTGATGCCAGTTCATTTGTAGTTAGTGGAGGAACAAGGGCAGATCAGGGGGTTGGTAGTTACACATATTTTAATGGAAATGGTTCAAAACTTTTAATGTTATGTGGACGCATTGATGGTTATACAACTACAGGTAATTCAACTCTTATAGCTACTTATAGATCTGGTACAAGTGGAGGTGGTAGACCCTTTGCCTTAATTAATCCTATGAACTCGGATAGCAGCCAAATAAACGACAGTTATCGTGGCTCTAGAATAAACATTTGGGAGATTTTATTATGAAATACGAAAGCACTTTTTTATCTGCTGTTGAAAATCTTTGTGGTGGACCTTACTTTAGTTTAGTAGGTGATGAAGATACATATGAAAATATTACACATTGGTATGTAGGAAACGGAAATTTAACTGATGAAAGTAAAATTCCAACTAAAGAAGAAGTAGAAGCAGAAGTTGCAAGAATTAAAAATGAAGAAGTCTATAAAAGGCAAAGAACAGGACAAGAAGTGGATGGAGTTGTTACCACAGATGGCATATATCCTCCTATTGAAGATCAACTCGACTACATTTATCACCACGGTATAGCTAAATGGAAAACAGATATAATAGCTCCTGTAAAAGCCAGATACCCTAAACCTAGTTAGGTACTAGCCGTATTGCCGTTATACGTTCCAACAGCTACACTTTGAATTAATTACAAAAATTTTATGTCAAAACTAACTGACAGATGCGAAGAGCGTAAAAATGAAGCAGAGGCTCTTGCTAAGAAATATAATGCTTTACTTGAAGAGCAAAAAAAATTAGAAAATCAAAGATTAGAAACTAAAGCTGCATTTGATATGAAAAATGCTCAGTATGCAGAATTGCTTTCTATAGTACAAGAAGAAGAAGGTGTTGCAACTACAAGCGAAGTCGTAGAATAATCAGTCAGCTTTATCTGTTATCTGTCTTGTCATAAACCCTGATATTAAGTATATAGGGGCTATTGTTGGTATTATCAGCAGCATTAGTATAATAAGGCTATTACCTGTTGCACGGAGGACAGCTTCACGAATCATGTTTCAAAAAATAGCTAATGTTTTGAGTATTATCTCATTTGTAATGGTAGCTTCAATGAGTGGTGGAGCGTACTTTGGTTACAAGTATGTAACTTCAGAACAATTTAAAGCAAAGGTAATGAATGAGATTCTTGCAAACGTATCGGGAATGATGCCCAAGATGTTAGATAAGGGTCTACCTAAAGTTACTGGCCCATCTATGCCAATTATTAAATGAATTGCTGGCACTGTAAAACTGAACTTATCTGGGGTGCTGATGCTGATATAGAGGAGGATTTTCAACCTGTTTTATATCAAGAATATTCAATGGTAAGTAACTTTTCTTGCCCTAAATGTGATGCGTATGTAGAGGTCTATAAACGAAGAGATGCCTACGATTGAGATACCTCGTTTTGAAATACATAAAATCGAGATACACAAGATACCAATATGGAAAACCGATGTATTAATCTTAGATAAAATTCATAAACCTGTAGTTGATATTCCTGCTTGTGTAAGAGTACATAGAAACAATCTCACAGGTCTCATTGATAGTGATAAAGATCAATATGGCACATATACAGAATGTGGTAATTTTAGTATTCCTAATTATGAACCTTTAGAGTATAACCCAAGTAAATTTGTATATACACAACCAGAAACCCCTAGGAATCAGGAAGAAGATTTTGTAGAACCTAAAAAAGAAACCTCAAAATACGAACCAGTTAAGGATAAAGATGATCTACTTTTTATTGAATGTCCTGGTAAAAAGGATCAACGAGTCGGAGATTTTCGTAACGAAAAAAGATTAGAACGTGTTATTGCGCATAAAAGAAGCGAAGATGGTAGTGAATGTATAACTCTCTATGAAGACGTTAAATTCATCGAGCAATACATACCGAATCCTCCACAGCTTATTAGCACTGCTCTCATTGCTAGCGTCGCTGCCACTACTCCATTACTTCTTAGTCTAGTAAAACCCTTGGTACGACAAGCTTTTAAGCGTTTTAGCAAACCTAAGGAAGATAAGGTAGAATAATTATCCGTAGATGAGTTTAATACCCGTGACTTGTCTACTTTAATTTGTGATTATGCGGTAATACTTGATTTGGTGGCGGTGAAACAACGACCCCCTCACATAATTTTGCAAAGTTACTTTTAGGATCAAAATATATTCCTTTCAACATCAGATCTCCACAATTTTTTAATCTTGCCATTTCATAATTGAGAAGCTTTGCATTTAATTCTTGTTTCTGTAATTTTATTTGTGTTTGTGCTGCATCAAGACAAGAATCTTGAAATCTATTATCCAGTGGGATGTTAAATGTAAGTGCAAAACCCAGATTAAGTCCTAGAGAATCTTTGTTGTTACTGTAATTTTCTTGGTAGTAAAGTACTTCTCCTGGGTTGTCTGGCACACCATCCTCATCTAAGTCTGTTGGATCGTACACGGGCGTATGATAAATGTAGTCCTGTGGTCGCTTTTGATTAAACGAACTAGAGATGAATGGGCTAAATGCTAATTGAGGTCCAGAACACTTGATATTATTTCCGTACATATTTTCTACCATTGGTCCTCCTAACACCTGAGTGGCAAAGTTGCTAACGGATCCAGAGGCACTAGCGGAAGGTGCTGCTGTATTTGAGGTGTTAGCTAATACAGGATTTCCTAGCAGACTTATTGCGAGAAGATAGTTGTGGTATCTGTGACGCTTGTGCTTTGAATCGTTCGAGTTATGTCGGTTACAGATTCCATTCCAGGTGCTTGATAAACTTCTGTAAATTGAAAAGCATCTCCCTGATTTGTTTGAGTCCAGTTTGGTCTTTGATCTAGATTTAATCCCTGCCATGTATAAGTAGTTCCGTTTATATTTTCATTAACTGAGGTAGATGCTGGAGATATAGAAGATCCATCATGTTGTATTCCTGATCCTGTGACTGAGTAAAGAAACCCAGAATTATATTCTGTTGTTCGTATAGATTCTGTAATATTTGTTGTGGTTTCAGTTCGGCTGGTGGAGCTACCCTGCGTAAAATTAGGTACAATTGGCACAGCGTAACAAGGAGCAGATATAACAAAGCCAAGAAGAAGAAGCCTCCTCATTCGATAGTGAGATCAACAACAAACTGACCTGTCATTACGATACCTGTTCCCGTTCCTGGTGTCATCGTAATAGTGTGGTTATCTATTGCTACTGCTGCTGTTCCTACACTTCCAGCACTTGTAGATGTTAAGTCGCTGAAGTTTGGCACAGTACCTACTGTAACTGCACTACCTGGTGTGGCATCACCTTCCACATAGGATTGTGCGAAACTGAAGGCTTCCCCCGAGGTCGCTTGCGTGGCTGATGGGAACGAAATGCTCGGAACCCCTGAAGTTGTAGAGCCAAAGCCACCTAGCGTAGCTGCTGAATTTGAGTCAACAGTAGTGACATTGTTACCTGAAATGCTGTAACTAGATCCGATTTTATCCGCTGTGCTGGCAGCCGATAAAGATTCAAATTTTACGCTCGAAGATATTGAATGATTCATATCTGCATAAACTGGTGCGGATGCAAGCAATAAAAGAGGAAGTAGCTTTTTCATTTGATACCTACTTTGTTTTTACTATTATCCACTATTTTAGGACCATTGCTGTTACCTGTGCCACTTTTCTTCTGTCCTACACTAATTCCATAAGATCCTAAGACCCCCGAAACCAAGCCTGCCGTGAACGCTCCATCAATTCTTACCTTACCCATATATCCAAGAGTCATCATTGATAAACTCCAAGTCAAAATCAGAAATCGAATAGCATGACCAAAGAGTTCACCCCATTCGATACCTTCTTTTTCTTCTTTCTCTTCAGCCATAAAAGTTAAGATTCTTGTCTAATACTAGCATTTTAGCTATGTTTGGAAAGTAACACATATTTATTTCATGTATAAAATTCTAAAACCAATTTTGATGACCTTTTTAACAACAACTGCTGTTAAAAGATTGGTCGTAGATTTATTAAAATCAATCGCTAAACAAACTACAAATACGCTCGATGATAAAGCAGTCGCAATTTTAGAAAAACAACTATTTCCTACCAAATGAAAATAACTAAATTTCTAAACATTGATATAGAACCTGCGCCGATGGAAATGCAACTAGAGGTTGAAATGCAATGTAGAGAAATTATGGGAACGAATGACTTAGATAGCCTAAAAAGATATTGCACTCATCTTATTAGAAAGAAATTTGACCAAGATATTTTTATGGCTTCATTACTAAATAGATTGATCGAGTTAGAAGCTAATCGTGTTGTAGCAGAAATGAGAAAAGAAAAGCCTAAGCCTAGACATCCTTTGAAAAAGTTTTTTCGTATTCGTTAAGATATTTTTTTTCAAAATCTTTAACTAACATAGAGTCTGTCTTATCAATCTCAAAATTAAATTTTAGAATTGCAGTTTTTATATGCTCTGAAACCCAACCACCCTGCTTTGAAACAACTTGAGCTTTGTTGCGGTCATTAATAAAAATATAATGGTCATAACCTTTTAGTTCTACATCTAAAAGATTTTTTTCTAAGTCTTTACGTC